AATGGATGCATCATTTTGAATCCAAAGTGATACATTCCAGGTCTCATAATTTGCCCAACCATTGTAACCAGTTTCCAGGATATTGGTTTGGAAAGTGTTAGTCATTTGGTCAGAAGTGGTTTTTTGATTTATCATACATGTATGATAGCATGGATTCAGGCATTTCGGTAAATATAGCGACCAGTTTTACAACTGGCACATCGTATACCTTACCTCATGCCAGACGCATACCTGAGAAGAAAGGAATAGGTGAACCATTATAATTTACAAACCAATTAAAGTTCTTTTGGAACACACATTCTCCAGTCATTCCAAACTCACTTAGGATTGCATTCAAACGTGATTTAGTGGTGCTAGTTTGCCATCCACCATCAAACAACTCAATCCAAGTTTCACCAATCCTGGCGATCAGATTGCCATGCAAATAAACATCAGAAGTATGGGTGTAGGAGATGACCTCAGTGTTTGCAACTTTGAAATCTTTATTAGATTTAATTGCTGCAATCATTTGTGATTCAATCTTACGCATTAGGTGTTTGCTTTGTTTGTATTCATACAATAGCATGGATTCAGGCATTTCGGTAAATGTTTGTGCCACTTTGATTAGTGGCACATCACATCACTTAGACCTCATACATCCATGCTATCATCATAATCATTCTCCATGACATAAGCATCACTGGGGACAGGAACTTGATCCACGTTGGTATCAACAACTGCATCCAAGATTTGCAATAGTTGGTTGCCATCTTGTGCCTTGGCAAGCATACCCAGGGCAGTGATCTTAGGGAAAGAAAGTGTAGTCATTTGTTGTTTGTTAAATGTTACAATGTTTAGAACATTGCAGAAAATCCACTACATTTTGTGTAGAAGGATTTAGTGCAATAATCTACCAGTTGCGATCAAAAATATAACCAGTGTAACCTGTGCTGACTTCAAATATAAAGTCATATCCCAGAGTATAGTTCCAGGTTGCTTCCCAATCCACTACAATACCATCAGGGATTACAGTATCTGAGATTTGAGTGTAATAATCTTCTGCAAATGTTCCAGGACTTTCATATTGCCCATAGAAGGCATCTTGCACATGCGAAAGATCATCAAGTGTCCAGATTTGAAGGAAAGTATCAACAATCTCTTGATCCAGGTTCTCAACCTGCTCTTGATATTCTTCCCAGAACTTTACATTCTCAGCACCATAAGTTTCCATGAAATCAATGAACAAATCATCATCATTGATCACATAAATGTCACTCCAATCAGTGATAATAATGTCGGAGTTGGTGTTAGTCATTTGGTCAGAAGTGGTTTTTTGATTTATCATACATGTATGATAGCATGGATTCAGGCATTTCGGTAAATATAGCGACCAGTTTTACAACTGGCACATGCTATCATTTAGTAGTCACTGGTTAGCACATCCAATGCCCCCTGAATTGCAGTCCTACTGTATCCAACTGCATAGTATGGAGATTTATCTGGATCATGAACATCGTCATTTCCATATTCAACATTCTGACACACATTCAGTGCCTGCGATAACATGTTGATCAAGTGGTCTTTTGTAATTTGGTTCATCATTCTTGTAAATAAAATCTTTTTAGTCCTTTGGATCTTTCTGCCTTGTCTAACTCCCTCTTGATAAGATATTGTGGATTTCTTATCAGTAACTCTTCTCTACTGGGTATATCAGTATGAGGTTTGTATGCCTGTTGCATATAAAGAAAATAAGCAACATTACCAGGAGATTGTGTTACATTGTCATTCCAAGTTAGCAATCACTGATCTCCATAATCTGCCCAGAAGGCATCATTGTGAGAGGGACGAATGCAGTGCACAGCATGGTCCTCAATGACTTTTGCATTGAATGGACTATCATCAACCCAGAACTCAATGTCATCCCAGAACCTGAGAATGTCCATCAGTTGATGACCTTTAGCAGTGGAACCAGTTGCATCATCATCAGCATTCTTCATGTAAAGTGCATCAAACTCAGGCAAATGTTCCTGTAACCAATACCCTGTGCCCTCTGCAAAAGTATCAGGACGAGCAGTGGCAATGACTAAATCATAACCATGCGATTTGCAGTGCTTAGCAACATCTACAACTGCATCTATGGGTTGAAATTGATCACAATCTTCAAACCCTGATTGATCACCATGATGGCACAATGTGGCATCTAAATCAAACACTACACATTTGGGGTTTGAGATGTTGTAAATAAGTTTTGAGAATGTTTTGTTTTTTTCCATACATGTATGGTAGCACGGTTTGAGGGGTTTTGGTAAATATAGCGACCAGTTCTACAACTGGCACATGATATAACTAACAGGCACCTGCCATAGGATTACCCAACTGCGGAAAGTTGCTGTTATCTTCAATGACCTCATAATCTTTAATGTAATCATTGATACAATCAAATGCTTTTTCTATAAGGTAATCAGTTCCATCCAAGTCATCAAGAACTTGGTCGGTGATTTCCTCACTACAATAGACTGGATTTCCATCATCATCCATATTGAATACATCCTCTTTGGTAAAGATGAGAGCAGCACAAGATGCAGTTTCACCTTGTTGCTCAATCAGACGATCTACAGATTCTTTGAGTTGTTTTAGTGTGCGATTCATTGTTATACAGAAACTTCAACATTAACGTCTTTAAGATTTAATCCTTGCAGTTGCAAACATACACGATTGCATATAATTGTAGGTGCTTTCTTTGCACTGGATTTCTCATACCAAATGGTCCTACATCCATCATTGGTATCAACTGTAACTTTGTAGTTTTTCATGATCAATCTAAGCAAATAAACTCATAGTCAATAATATCTTCTCCATCACCAAAGTTCAGACATTCAGCAATAGCATTTGGAATGAACTTGCGAGGATGACTATCCTCATCAATAGCAATTTCAATCTTAATAACCCAGTTTTTGGTATTCATAATTTCAGAGAATAGAGAAAGAACCACAGAACTTGCGAACCCATTGTAGAGTTTCCCAGTAGGATGTGCGTGGTGTAGACATCACCATGCTTATATCTTTGTGAGGATTGTATGAAATAGCAACATACATGTTGCCACAATCATCATCACCAAGTTGTTGAATCCACATCTGATTAACTTTACCTTCCTTCCAATCTGTGTGGTAGTGGAAGATTTGATCCATTTGAGTGCTTTTTTGATTTATCATACATGTATGATAGCATGGATTCCAGCATTTCGGTAAATATAGCGACCAGTTCTACAACTGGCACATGGTATAACTAACTGAAGCCCTATAACAGAATTGAACTGTTCTCTGTAGTTTACAAAACTACTGCATCACCACAATGCTTATAGGGCAAGAAAGGATTACTCCTTAAATGACGACATTATTATCCAAATTACAAGAGCAATAGCACCAATAATTAGCATGTATTTCCATGCTGCTAATATAAACAACAAAAACAATACAAATAGAATGCCACCACCTGAAATCTCCGCACCATCATTAGAATCAAATGCGCAACTTACTTCTTGCAGATTGATAATTTGTTCTGCACCATAAATCCTTTCAAGTTGAGTCTTTGCACCATTCCAGGTATTTGCTTTGACTTCTAATTCTTGATAACCAGATTCAGAACCTAACCAGCATTCTGCACGCCAAATGCCCATAATCAGTTACCTTTGTTATTGTAGTCAGCAATATACTGCTTAAGAGTGTCAACATAATCATCAGGGTTTCTGACATAAACTTGTGTCTCCCCTGAATGACAAGAAATCAAGGTTACAATTTGAGTAACTTTCCTACCAGTCATTTCCTCATACATTTTAGCATAACCTGTCTCCTGCACAAAATAACCAAGAATCTGAGATTCATACTTTGGTTTAGAAGAACTCTTGAAGTCAATGATAGACAACTGACCATCAAATTCAGCAATACAATCTACACGACCTGCAATTCCAAGTTGTTCAGAATACATTGCACATTCTTGATAATGAACATTGTTAATCCTATCAAGCAAGTGTTGAAATTGACTGAAAAGTTTGAGAGCAACTTCATACTGTTCATTGCCTTCATACTCTACAAGGTCAATAAAATTGTCAACATATTGTTCTACAATACTGTGAAACTTTGTGCCATTGGTTGAAGCAAATTGACTGATTTTATTTGCTACTTCAGCACCTACACGTTCACGCCATTCATTGATACTATGACGAGTTTGATAAGATGTAACAGAAGTAATGGATGGCAATAGTTTACCATTTACCACATATTTACGAGAACCATTCACAGTTTCAGTAGGAATGTCTGCAAGTTTAGGCAGATTAAGATGATGGAATGGTTGTGAAATGGTAAGCATGTTGTTGTTAGTGTTGTTAATAATCAAAGGAACTCAGCAATATAATAGTCTACTGTAATCTCCAATTCTGCTGCTTTTGCTTCTAAATCCATAGCATATTCATCAGCAAGTTGTGCATCAATGTGATCACAAAATAAATCAAGTGAGGATTCAGTCATAAACTTTTCTTTCATACATGTATGATACCATAGATTCACTAAAAAGTCAAGCATATAGGGACGGTTATACAACTGGCACAGTAGTTGCTGATTCTAACAAATCCTCAGCAACTTCATCACCATAGAGTTCTTCAATCTCACTAACAATCTCTTCTTCAGTATAAGTCTTGTACTCTTTAACAAGTAAATCAAAGACCATCATTTCAAGAGATTCTACATCCATTCCCTCTACAATATGTGAAACATAGGTTTCAACGAAAGTGGAAAATTGTTCTTTATTGAGTGGCATTTCAGTGGTTTTAATCATACATGTATGATAGCATGGATTTAGGTGTTTTGGTAAATATAGCGACCAGTTGTACAAGTGTCACATAGTATAATGCAAATGCTGCAAATCTCTTTTCATTTGATTGTCAGCATTTGCATTTATTATACTTAATAGAACTAGGCAAGTGATAGCAAAAATTGTGTATTTCATTTGTAGAGATAAGAACCTGCCCAATCTGCTCTCTTGAGCATCTCTTGCCTTGATTTATCATCAAGCAAGTTATACCTTACACCTTTTGCAGGTGCTTTAAATGATGCTGGCTTAAATACATCACCATTAGTTTGGTCTACAAACAAATGTGCAGAACTTTGATTATAATCTTTCATAATAACTTTTAGGTATTTTTTACCTTTTGTAATGGTGAACTCAGGAACACCATTACCCATACAAAGTTCATCAATCTGTTCCTTGTGGTAGTCTACATTATCACCTTTGGCAATGTAATGCCTGTGTGATGCAATCCTGTATTGCCTGTAGTTTTCACGAAGAGTTTCACACAATTTGTTGGTGAACTCAATAACTGTTTCAGTGGTTTTAATCATACAAGTATGATAGCATGGATTTAGGTGTTTTGGTAAATATAGCGACCAGTTTCACAACTGGCACATCATTATATTTTTTATTGTATTCCTTTTGCTTTCTTAACTACATTTGCTCCAATTCCACCCTGAGAATTGAGAACTTTCATCACTTCACTTTTAGACAATGTTTTGTTTGGATTTACTGCTTTTGTTTGTATCTTTGCAATTTCTTTCTTCTTTGCTTCTTCTAAAAACTGTTTGAAAGTAATCATTAGGTTTTTTAGATATTTATTCACAATGCCTCCAATTCATCAGCAAGATTAAGAATATCATTACAATACAGCATACCACCAACTCTATATTCATCCACGATTTGTCTGAAAGAAGTAGCAAGTGCTTCTTTCATATCATCTGTGGGTTCTACAATTAGTTCCTCACAGAATGTTTCCCAGATTCGTTGTGATATTTTAGTCATCCTAATCCATCCTTAATTGTAGTGATTGCATCATTCCAACCTAATTGATACTCTTCACCATCATACTTCAACCTATTAGGCAAGCAGTTTTCAACGGCATCCACAATCTCATAACACATATCCACAGAATATCCAAGATTTCTGATTACATCAAAAAGTTTCTTTGGTTTTGGTTCTTCTTCTACCTTATAATCTTTTTGTGAGGCATTATAACCTACCTGGAAAAAATACCAGGAGTTTTCCTTATCACTATTCCAAGAAACACCAGTATCAGGGTAACATCCAAAAAATCTTTTGTATGCTTCTTCTGCTGGTGATTTGTGGTTCTCCATTTCTTTGAGTAGTTCCAGTTTTGCTTGAAGGACTTTAATTTCTCCTTCTGTTTTTTCAATTTCAGTCATT